TTAGTAGAAATAACACCAAGAACTCTTTGTCCAGACTGCCATGTTTGAGTTGCTTCTGCATTACCATTGATTGCTACTGCCAATACAGTTCCTGCTTCATACTCTACATCAGTTGTATATTTTTCTGCCAAGTCAGCATATTGAGCAGTAGTTGCAGTTCCAAAAATAGTGCCGAAACGATTGCCAGTTTGACCGATATTACCAGAGCCATTAGTTCCTGTTTTAATAAGTGCAGAAACTTCAGGTGTGCTTGATAATGCAATAGTAGGATTACCAGAAACTGCATCACCATTAGTTACTGTTATAGAAGTGCTACCTGCAATACTTCTTGTTATTGCTGTACCTGCAGTATTTTTAACAAACAGACCATGAGTTGTTATAGCAGCAAGTGCTGTTAAGTTATTGGAAAATGGTTGAATGTCTGAACCGATAACTAGACCAAGATTTGTTCTTGCTTGAGCAACAGTGCTCGCACCAGTACCACCATCAGCAATCGCTAAGTCTGTAATACCTGCAATAGAACCACCAGTGATTGATACACTGTTAGATGCTTGAGTTGCCATAGTGCCCAAACCTAGATTTGTTCTAGCGTTTGCTGCAGTAGTAGCACCTGTGCCACCATTGTTTATTGCTACAGTACCATCCACATTGGTCGCATTACCAGAAACAGTTCCAGTTACATTACCTGTGAGGTTTCCTGTGACATTTCCAACTAGAGTTGCAGTAATAGTTCCTGCAGAGAAGTTACCAGAACTATCTCTGTGAACAACAGTATTTACCGTATTTGATGTTGAAGAGTTTCTACCATCTAGTAAATCAGCATCTATACCAGATCCTGATCCGTCAACAGTAAGAAGTTTAGTTAAAACATCTGCTGCAGTATAAGTTGCAGCATCTAGTTTAGTTCCAACCTCAGTGTTTAGATTGGTAAAATTAGCATCTGCCTCTGCAATCGTAAGCGGACTGCCTTTAACTGATCGTAATACGATTACTGCCATTATCGTTCCTTATTAATAAGAGTAATAAGCAATTGCTTAATCTCTGACATATCTGATTCAATCTGTTTGATCTTATCAGCATTTTGTTTAATTTGTTGCTTCATATCTTTAGAAGAATTTTTTCTAGCAAGATAGTTTTGATAGTCTGTTGTATTAGTATTTATTACTGCACCACTAGACAAATCTCTAACCAAACTATCACTATCTTGTATTTTAACAAATTCCATTATGCACACGCTATTACACGAAGATCTTTAATTCTTGGAACTTCAGAACTATTATCTGATTTCATAACTAATTTTAACTTAATTGCATCGAATCCATCCATGTCATTTTCAGAAAAACTAGCATCAACAAATCTTTCTGTTCCATTACTAAAGTTAGGAATAGGTGCATCTACTGTCATTAAAGTATATGGCACAGAATCAAAGGATGCAGTAGATCCAACAACGGCAGTTTTGTAATAAACTTCAACTGATGCTTCTGCTGGTAAATTAACGGCAAAACGAACTCTTAAGAAGTTGGATGGATTTGCCAATCTAACAGTCTTAGTTACATATTTACTAAAAGTTGATGACTCAATCGGTGCGATCTCATCAACGAATCGTTCACGCTGAGTTAAAGTTGCGTCACCAGTAATTGCAGCTGGTGCTGCAGAGAAAGTAATAGAACTACCATCTGAAGCAACAGCAGTAATTAAACGAGTGCTTGATCCAGAAGATGCCCCAGCGATTGTAAGATACTTACCAACAGTTGCTGTTTTAAATTGCGCATTTCTAGTAGAAGTAGTAATCTGACTTCCTGCAACAGTAACACCAGAAAGATTACTTAAGATAACATTATCATCAAGTCCTGACACATTCATATTAGTTTCGGAAGGTTCATTAATTTTATTACTAATCAAATACATACTTGTACGATGTGTATCAAGAATTGGTGACAATGCATTATTTGTACTACTAAATGTAGCATTCATAGTTAAAGATTTGTTCCCACCCAATGAATTAGTTTCATTAACCTCAGAGGCAACCATTCTTGGAGCAGTAAAATAGTTAGTTTCATTTGCAAGAATGCCACTAAATGCTGCATCTTCTACATATGGAGTTTGCGAAGTTGAATCTACAGATTTACCAGTAGTAGTTTTAATTCCAAAATCGACTTGAGTTTCAGAGAATGTTTGAAGTTGAACCGCAGGTTGCACTGCATCGTATTGTAGATTTCTCGTAGCTTTAATACCAGAACCACCACCATAACCAGAGGAAGTTGCAGCAGTGGCTACAGTAATACAATAAGAGTCTAAATCTACATCACTAATAACATGTGTTGCATTTAGTTGTGCAGATGGAATACCATTTACTGCTGCAGCAACACCACTTATAGTTACACGAGTGCCAGATGGAACACCATGATTATCTTGGTACACACGAACTTTTGTTTGACCATTTCTTACTTCAAATGGGTCTAATCCTAATACTTGAAGAGGTATTAAATCATTTACATATTCAACATTAGCCACAACATCAGTTCTAAATTTAGCACGATATAAAACAAATTTTAAATCTTGTGTTTGATCAGCTGTCCAAGTAGATGCGTTTTGTGATTTAAATAAAGAACCAAGATATGGTTGCTCAGAAACAGTACGAGCACTTCCTGGCATTTGTTCACCAACTTGAGAGATCCAAACTTTATACGCATTTGAATCAGATGCCAATATAATTGCATACTCTGTATTCTCTTGAACATATACAGGAGAAGGGAACGTAAATGTTGTGGCAGTATCATACTTATTAACTGATACGCCATCAAGTGTTACAGTAGTAGCAGAAAGAGTGACATTTTCTGGTTTTAATGTGACACGACTAAATGGTAAAACACGTTTTCCAGGATACCCATTCACAACTTCACGAATTTCCAACATAACTGGAATTTTATCGTCTTTAGTTGCAAAGAAAATATCTACTTTAGATAAGAAACAACCACCCTTTTGCTCAATTAAAAATGTTTGAGCAAGAGGATCCCACCAGCCAGTATCAGCAACAATACGATCTGATGTTTGAATAATAACTTGATTTTCTGAAAGTTGTTCTTCTACTAACTCTGCATTACGAACTGAGTGAACTGTTTGTTGACGAGTTTCTAAAATACCTTCAGCACGATAATTTCCACGACCACGAGAAGTAAATTCTCCAGTAGCTGTTGATGTATCAATAAGTTTAAATTCACGAGTACCGCAACGGAATCTCAGCGCATCGGTATTTGGAATGTTAAACAGTAACTGTATGTCACCATTAAAGTTGGTGACCAAATTACCACCAAGAGAACCAGTTGTTATTGTACCAACAGTACCAGTGGCTGCAGAAACAGATCCAGTAATGGTTTCAGTACTAGTAAATGTTCCAATAATATTGACAACATATAATGCATACGCATTGGTATCTGCATTAAAATCTTTACCGACTACAACTGCAGTCGCACCAGATGTTCCACCAGTAATAACATCACCACGATTAAACATACTTGGGAATCCCCATTAATGCGACGAGCAGAGCCTGATGCCAGACCACCTACATTGACGTCAGTATTAAATGTACCTGCAACTGGAGTGTATACCATTTTAGTTGCAGGGGTAACATAAGAAGAAATATCAATATTATCAAAGAACGGATAAAAACGAGTGTTTGGTTTTAGTTTTTGTACTTGAATTAAAATATTTCTAGATCTAATGTAAGGAATCGCAGCAGTTTGTAGTACACGATCTCCAACTACTTGTCTATCAATTTTTGTGACTAATGATGTTTTAACACCAGTTCTTGATTGACCAACTTGTGTCGCTGTAGATTCTACAGTAATCTGGCGAGCATTACCCCACTCAGCAATACCAAATCTAGCTTGAACTTCTGCTTGTGATAAACGAACATCACCTCTTCCTGCTGCCCAAGCACCACCAAATGTAAATGTTGTGCGACCAGTATTTACACTTGTTCCAGACCAAGTATTTTGCCATGCATTCCAAACAGTTCCAAGAACACCTCTTTTCTCAGCAATATTTTTGATTGTGCTATAATTACCTTCAATATCAATAACTAAATCTGGACGACGATCTACTTCAAACCAATCATCGGAAGATGGATTAATTTTGACATCACCCAAGAAAGTGAATACTGCAAATGGATTAATATTTTCTAAACGAGTAGCGTAGGGTTGTTCTATTAATTTAACATGTGGAGTAGTTGTATCAAGCGGTAAGGTGATAACATCACCATATAACTTGTAATTACTTGATAGACGATTAGCATCACTAGAATTTTTTTCTAGTAAATTAATATTTTGTTGAGTGTAGAAAGGACGAAGTTCTGCGTTTTCCATATCAATAGAACATACATAGTCTGGTGAAAGGCTATCACCAGTATTATGTCCTGTGAATCCATCTACAATAAATCCATTTTTAAATCTACTATCACCATTAGAATCAATAATATCAAGAGATTCAGTTTGTTGTTCTAGTAAGGATAGTGATGTATAGTATTCTAGATTATCAATTCGTTTTTCAAGTTTACCAATATCACGCATTGTGTATCGTTTATTGTCAATACGACCAACTTGAACATTATTACTATTTGTACCAAAAGTATATGGCTCTAGATTTAAATTATATAAAACTAAACCAAGTGCAGGATCTAATGGCTCTCCTGGATTTAATGAAGAGATACCATCAATATTAAAGAAGTTGCCACCCAAATCTACAGCAATTTTAGATCTGCGTGCCAAATAATATGTAAAGTCTGTGACAACATCAATACCACGTTTTGGTACTAAAGAAACAGAAGAACCTGTTGATGAGAAACTAGTTCCAGCATCGTTTATTCTTGGGCGAAAATCAATAGAATCTCTTAATGCTATTCCTTGATAGTATGGAATTGCTTTGTAGTCTACATTTGCTGGATATGAATTTACTGTAAAATAATCACCAGTTGAGTGTGTGAAGTAATCAAATGTTACTTCAATTGGTGCTTCTGGCGGAGCATATGAATTTTTAAGAATTAATCTTGCTTGATCATAATGAGTAGTTCTTTGACCATTATCAAAATCATAACGATCTGAAATATCGATAGAATATGTTG